ATCTTTAAATGCTAAGGCCGACCTGATGATGGCTCAGGAGCCTGGTTTGTGGATGTCTCATTATACTGACGACATGTCTTATTGGGCTGACATGGGTGTCTTTACTGTCGAGGATTTTAAGCGTAACCAGCTGATTAACGGTATCAGCGATGCGTCTAAGGACCTTTATGGTTGCCGTATGCGTCTCGATTGGGACGAAATGTCCATCGAGGACATGGAGCGTACGTACGATAATATTTGTCGTCAGCTTCAGGAGCAGTACGAAGAAGAGAAAGCTGCTGAGGCTTTCATGGCTGAGTGCAAGAAAGGCTTGCCTGATGATGTTGAGCCTCTTCCTTATGAAGAGTATGCTTACTTGGAGGAAGTGTAATGTTGTGTTATATGTATTCAGTGTTCTTTAATCACTTTGGTTTTATTAAGCATTTCGACACTTTGGAGGAAGCAGACAAATATGCTGTTGACTCTGGCTTCGAATGTAGTATAATAGGACCTGAAAACGAGTTAGTTAAATCAGTGAGGGTTATATAATGGTTACTGAAGTCTACGCAGAAGTTATGGAAGCAGTGTTTGCTGCTAAAGAAGAGCTGGAGAGGATCGAGTCTCGCTCGGACGTTGAGAAGTACGAAGAGTATTCTCGTAAAGAAGCAAATATTGCTTTTATCGAAGAGTTAGGTCGTAAGTATTGTGGAGAGGTCTACTAATGAATACTAAAGTTTCTAGCAGCCTTGTTTATTGTGATTTGATAGCTTATACTATCAAGGAAAGATTAAGTGAAATTACCGAAGGCTTCCTAACTGGCCTCAAAGTCAGCTATGATCTAGCTGAAGAGGGTTATCTTAAATCTACTACTAAGTACATTTCTGTAGTAGACGCTAATGGTCGTAAATATAAAATTACGGTTGAAGAAGATGATAGTTCAGGAAGTTAAAGTTGGCGATGTGGTCAAGGTAGGTTCTTGGAAGTCAGTGATTGGTATTAAAGACTGGCACCTACCTGACCACGAAGCTTATTATCGTACTCTGTACTTCGAAGATGGTACAAAGTGGGAATACAATGTATTCGAAAATGTACAGGTGTGTTAATGAAACTAGTTACTCAATTCGTACGAGATAACCGCCGTGCTGATATAGGTACAGTGCTAGGTAAGTTTAATGTTGTTTGCTATGAAGATGGTAAATGGATCAAGATAATTGAATGTCATGAGCATAGTGAGAGCTATGCTGTTGATGTTGGTACAGCATGGTGTGATAAAAAAATATGAAAGTTAATTTAATTAGTTACAGCCAAGGAGCTGGTGCGCTTGGGGGCGTAGAGAATGTTAGAGATCTGGTTGCGTTTTGCGCTCGCGTATCAAATCCTTCGAATCAGATCAATACAGAGACCGCTGATAAGCTACTCAATTATCTTATCAAGCACAAACATTGGTCTCCGTTTGAAATGGTGTCTGCTTGCTTAGAGATTGAGACTACTCGAGATATCGCTCGTCAGATCTTACGACATCGTTCTTTCTCATTCCAGGAGTTCAGTCAGCGTTATGCTAATCCTGATCAAGAGTTCGATGAGATGTTTGTTAAACGTGAAGCTCGCCTTCAAGATGAAAAGAATCGTCAGAACTCTGTTGAAGTAGACGATATAGAATTAGAGCGAGAATGGTATCGTATTCAAAGTCGCGTACAGTGGATGTGTGAAAGAGAATATAAAAAAGCTATTAAACTTGGTATCGCCAAAGAGCAAGCTCGTTCACTTCTCCCTGAAGGTCTCACGGTCTCTCGGTTGTATATGAATGGTACGTTACGTAGTTGGATTCATTATATCAGGTTTATCTGATGTATACCTCCCTGGCATTTTAGAACAAGATAGACAAATTGAGTCAAAATTACAACTTGCTACCTTATTTCTAAATTTAGTAGCTTTATCTGCGATAAGAATTTCTGTAAGTGTTTGAGTCTGGATATTACCTAACATGTAAGGTTTGTGTAGATTTATATCCGATCTTATGTTACAGCACGGTGCTACTTCTCCGTTATAATCTATTCCTACAAAATAAGTAGGTTCATAACATGGAGCTGTTCGAACATATCTAGAACGTATTTTCTCTAATGCCCCGGCTCGGTTATTAATTTTACCAAGCCTCATTTTTCTAATAACAAAAGGTTTTTTACTTCGATTATATAGCCCTAGTTCGTTTTTATCTAGCTTATTATCATAATCCATTATTGTAACCTCATCTAGATCAATCCCTTCCCAGTCGTAATCTCCGTTTGTATTACATACTAACTTTACATCTGGTAATAATTCTCTAACTATTTTTATTCTATCTTCTAAGATGTCTCTAAATGCAAAAGGTTCACAGTACCTACTAAAAGAAATAACTCCTTGATAATTACTTTCTTTTAATTCTACAATTAATTTATGAAAGGATTCTCTAGGAAGAATTTTATTATCGGAAAGTCTATCTATGAAAGAATTAGGGCAAAAATTACATGTCCTATTGCAATATGAGAAGAGTTCTATTTCAAGTAACCTAATTTTTGATACCATTAGAACCTTATTAATCTAGTTCTAGAATTTTATAAAGTCGGGTATTTACCCTTTTTAATTCTGGACCTTTGGTTAAAAGTATACAGTTGCGGTAATCGGTCCAGTTTACTCGATAGTTAGTATCAAGAACTCCTCCGTTTAACTCTTTAATTAAAGTATTAAGAGCGTTAATAGTATACAGGGTGTTAGATTCTTTCTTTCTATGTACAAGGATAGTATTGTCGAGAAAATTTCCAATGTTACCAAAGTCTACATTATATGTACAGATATATTCATCCTGAGATTTTGAGTACAGGACAAAAATCTTATTATAAATAATACGGTAACGATCCTGGATTTCTGACAGTACTTTGTCTAGAGTATCTTCAGTAGCGAAGGTACAGAACAATTTATTACTCATATCGTCGTTTAAAGATATAGGCTCGATATCGTAATCAAACCTATTCAAAGTGTGTTCATTCGTCATATAATAAATATGTGTTACTAATCTAAAACTAAATCCTTAGAATATTTAAACTTTATAGGGTATTTACCCTGTTCTTCCATTATTTTTAGGGTATTTACCCTGTTCTTCCATTATTTTTTGTATATCTTCTAACGTTTCTTTACCGTCTTCTTTAGAAAAGTCAAATAAGATAGCATCGTATGTATAGAGAGCTACTGTAGTCTTTTTATTTTTAAGGTAACGTAAGACTTCTTTTAATATAAGTATATTTCTTGAGGTCTCTAACGATTGCATCATATAGTTCATTAATTTCTGTGGATGCATGTCTTTTAACTCTTTGGTGAATGCTTTTCCTGACATTGGATTATAGACTTCACCGTTTTCTTCATAAAACTTCCACATAGTATTAATATACTCCTGTATTTCTTCGAAAATCTTTAAAAAAGCATGCTGTTCCGGTATTTTACCGTAAATCGCTTGGAAATTAATCTGTTTGGCCTGTGCGTATTCCTCTTCTGTCACTTCTTCTTTTTCGAAATACAGTCTTGCAAGCTGTTTATGTGCTGATTCCGAGGTTAACTCGTAGTCAATCTGATCACAAAGTAAACGCAAGTGATAGCCATCAAAGTCAAGCTCAACAAAATAGTCGTTCTTAGGTCTGAAGCATTTTCTATGTTCGATTGTCTTAGGAATCGCAGCGTAATTAACGCTGTTAAAAGCATTAGTAGGTCTAGAAGTACCATTGTATAGGTTATAGGATGTATATGTTACGTTATTTTCAATATTAAATAAAGGATTTCTAGGATTAAACATTTTATTAAATGCATCATAGTGAATTCCTAGTCCGGACTGCTCTATCAAAAAGAATATATTAGTTGCAGTTGTATTATAAAACTCAAAACCTTTAGGAATCTTTAAATCTAAATGCTTTTCTATCGACTCGTAGGTCTTTTCACAAGACTCATAGAGTTTAGATATAGGAATCAACTGATTTATATTAGAGAATGAGTTGAATTTGTTATAAAAGAAGTTGAGGGTATTATTTTCTCTTGAGTATTCTAACTTATCGTAATAAGTCATTGCATAGAGTAGAGATAAATCTATTGCATTTTGTGTATTAAAGTG